TATACACAGATGAATTACACTCATTTATTTGTTGTTTATCTTCATTAAATCTGGCTAGATGGGATGAATGGAAAGATTACAAATTCGAAAATGGTATGGATTTACCTGAATTATCTACATGGTTTTTAGAAGGGGCATTACAAGAATTCATTGATCGTGCTAAAAATATTAAATTCTTTGAAAATACTGTAAGATCTGCTGTTAAAGGTAGAGCAGTTGGTTTAGGAGTACTAGGATGGCATACATTTTTACAATCTAAAAACTTACCATTTACAGGTATCCCTGCTGATACTTACACTAGATTAATGTTTGATTTTATTGAGCAAGGAGCATTAAAAGCCTCCAAAGAACAAGCAGAATTGTATGGAGAACCAGAATGGTGTAAAGGAACAGGATTAAGACATACACATCACTTAGCAATTGCACCAACTGTATCTAATGCTCATATTTCAGGTGGTGTTTCACCTTCAGTTGAACCAATTCCAGCAAATGTTTATAATTTGAAAACAGCTAAAGGTGTATTTATTAAGAAAAACAGAATATTAGAACAATTACTTGAATCTAAAGGATTTAACATTGATAGTATTTGGGATCAAATCTTAAAAGACCAAGGTTCAGTATTAGGATTACCTGATTATATTTTATCTCAAGAAGAAAAAGAAGTATTTTTGACATTTAAAGAGATTAATCAAATGGATTTAGTAAGACAAAACGGAATCCGTCAAAAATATGTAGATCAAGCAATGTCTTTGAACTTATGTTTTGATCCAAATGATACTCCTAAATTCATTAGTGCAGTACATAAAGAAGCACATAAACTAGGAATTAAAACTCTATATTACTTACGTACCGAATCAGTATTGAGAGGTGATAATTTAAATAGAACAGCTGAAAGCGCTTGCATTTCCTGTGAAGGTTAAAAATTAATATGATCTTATAGAAGAGAGTCCCAATAGTATTGGGACTTTTTATATTTATTATCAACCCCTAAATAAATTATATTATGAAACTACTACAAAGACTTCAATCACCCACTCCTAAACTATGGAGACAGATAGGAAACGTACTTCTTAGCGTATCAACACTAATAACGGGATATACAGCATTTATTGATGAACCTACTATTGCTATAATTTCAATGGTATGTGGTATATTAGGTAAAGTAATAACAAGCTTCTTTGTAGAGGATATAAATCAACAGTAGTATGAGCTTAAAAAGTTTACAAGAAAAGATAGGATCAACTCCTGACGGTAATTTTGGACCAACAACAATGAGAAAAGCAATGGAGTATTTTAAACTAACTCCTACTGCAGCTGCACATTTCTTTGGTCAAACAGCACACGAAACTGGAGGATTCACAATATTTTTAGAGAATTTAAACTACTCTGCAGAGGGTTTACAAAAAACCTTCCCAAAGTATTTTCTAGGTACACTAGAAGAATCATATGCTAAAAACCCTCAAAAGATTGCCAATAGAGTTTATGCATCAAGAATGGGTAATGGCAATGAGGCATCTGGTGATGGTTGGAAGTTTAGAGGAAGAGGAGCTCTTCAATTAACAGGAAAAGATAATTACACAGCATTCTCCAAGTATCTACAAAAACCAGAAATAATAACTAACCCAGACCTAGTAGCAACACTATACTCTTTTGAATCAGCCATATTCTTTTTTAATAACAATAAGCTGTGGAACTTATGCAAAGTGGTTGATGATGCATCAATTCTTGCATTAACTAAAAGAGTGAATGGTGGAACTCATGGTTTAGAAGATAGGACTATTAGAACTAAAAAATACTACGAATACGTAAAATAAAATTGTTATGGATAATTTTGACTTAAGAAACTTTTTAATTGAAAATAATTTAACTAGCAATTCAAAGCTGCTATCAGAGCAACAAGTTGAGGAAGTTAATTGGAAAGGACTAGCAGCAGGTGCAGCTATGACTCTAGCTGGTATAACAGGAGCCCAAGCTCAACTCAAACCTGAATACAAAGCACAGATAGATTTAATCCAGAAAGTACAAACAATGTCTCCTCAACAAAAGAGAGTAGAGATACAAAAGATAGTTCAACTCAATCGTGATGAAATATCAGGAAAGAAACGTCAGGACTTTCTACGCACAATGGCTGCAGCAGGATTTACAGATGAAGAGAGTTATAAAAAGTATCTGGCAAAAAATGCAAAAAAGCCTGATGTAGGGTTAGATGGATTACAAATAGGTAAATGTAATACGAGAGGAGATAGAAAGGGAAGTTGTTCAACAGGTCAAACAATGGGAGGAGATTCATTAAGGGATGTAAATTAAGTTACTATGAAAACAGGATTAATTATTACGCTATCAATGTCAACAATTTTAGCCTTTATAGGTACTTATTTTTTTAATCTAACCTTAGAAAATGTAGAGCAATTTCTAGCAGTAGGATTTATTATATTTGCAGATGGGTTCTTTGGAGTATGGGCTGGAATGAAGAGGGAAGGATTTCAAACATGTAAGGCATTAAGGGTACTAAAGACATTTGGTTTTTGGGTAGTAATGCTAGCATGCATCCTTTCAATTGAAAAAGGGTTTACAGGAATGGGATGGTTAAGTGAAACAATAATAGCTCCATTTCTTGTATTTCAATTAATCTCTGTATTAAAAAATGCATCAATGGTAGGTATAGTTAAGAACGAACTACTTACACAAATATTAGATAAACTAGACAAACATAAAGGAGAAAGAGATGTTACAGAATAAACAAAACATATTACTAATTATAGTAGTTATATTAGTAGGATATAGTATTTTTAATACAAACAGTATCAGAACAGACGTTAAAGGGTTTATAAATCAGATTGAATTATTACAAACTAAAGTAGATTCAGCCCTAGTAGTCAATCGCGAAATAGACACTAAGATAGATTCAGTGACACATAAAGTGGTTACAGTTACAAATGAAATTCACCAAATTAAGAAAACAATAACAATCATAAAAAAACAAACAGATGAAAAGGCTAATAATATTGACAAGCTTTCTGATAATGAACTTGAACTGTTTTTCACAAGCAGATACAAAGACAGTTTGTCTACCGAGTAAAGTAGCCAGACAAGCAGCTAAGGAATTAGTACTCTATGATGGATGTGTAGCTGAAAATGATTTACTATCAACTGTAGTAAATAAATTAGAAGAAAGAGATGAGCACAAGGATACAATCATTGAGTTACTGAATGATAAAGACGAGAACAATCAATACATTATTCGTCAACAAGAATTACAAATAGGTCAGTACGAACATATGACTAGTGATCTACAAGATGAAATAAAAAGACAAAGAACAAAAACCTTTTTATATAAATTAGGTACACTAGTTGGAGTAATTACCTCAGGGTATCTTTTTATAAAATAAATTTGGCTCCTTAAAGAAGCCTTATTATATTCAGTTATATAAATTATTTAAAGTTATGAAAATTTCACATGAACTGCCAATCAGTCTATTAGAATATAGTTCAGATTGGAACCATTATGAGTATTGTTTACCTCACTTGTTGGATAAATACTCTGATTACAGACAATATTTTTTAGATTCAAGAGAAAGAGATAGATTCATTATTATGGATAATGGTCTTTTTGAAGGAGTAACTCACACTACTCAAGATTTACTTGATAAAATTGATTTAATTAAACCTGATATCTTTATTGTTCCTGATGAGTGGAATGATTCAACAATCACGGCTAAAAACGCTAAGCATTGGTTACAATATAAGATGCCGATGCGTACCAAATTAATGGTAGTATTGCAAGGAAAAACCGTGAGTGATATACATTTATTGTATCAACAATGTGTTGATTTAGGTTATACTCATTTTGCATTTAATCATTCCTCTGTTGTTTACCAAGAATTAGGAGGATCAGAAAATGTTTTAGCTAATCAATCTGTTGGGAGAGTATTACTTATACAATTTTTATTATCTCAAAATATAATTAAGGATCATCACTATATTCATTTATTAGGAGCTTCTACCCCACAAGAATTTACATTTTACAGAGATGCAATCCCTACTGTTATCAATTCAGTTGATACTTCAAATCCAATTATTTGTGGTGCTTTAGGTATAAGATATACTGAAACAGGTTTATTAGAAAAACCTAAAGAAAAGATTGAAGAATTCATGGAAATGAATTTGGATACTAAATTAGAAGATATTACATTTAATGTAAATAAATTTAAAGAATTTTGTAATCAATGATAAAATTTTATTTAATACAATTAATAAACCGACCACTAAGTTGGTTTGGGTACAGTTATCAAAGAATGGCTGAATTTGATTCTGAAACCCTTGATATAATTTTTCATCCTTGGAAATTAAAAAAATTAAAGAAATGACCGAAGTTATAAATCATATTTGTGGAACTTGTGGGGAAAATCATCCCCACATTTTTAACTTTTCTGCACTTTTAGTTGGAATAGCAGGATATTTTTCGTATATTAAATTTGCAATAAAAACAAAAATAAAATTATGGAAGAACAAAAACCGTACATGATGTCTCTTTATGAGTATTTAGGTAGAGCTGCAGGAAAGCAATTAGGATTAGAAGTAAATACTGTTGCAGTAAAGCTTAAAGAAACTATCCACGAAAGACATATTGAAAATCCTGCTTACAAAGGGACAGTACATTTGTATCGTAGAGAATTTTTAGATGAGTATTTTAAAAAAAAAGTTTATGAAGGAGAACAAAAATAAGAAACACGTCT